AGAGCCTACGTGAACGAATCGAGAACCTTTTGACGATAGCCACAAGGACTACAAGGGGCTTTGAGCCGACAGGCAGTAGGAAAATCGGTGGCACGAAAGACAAGAACGCTGACATAGTGCTGAAAATCATGGAGTTGGAAGATGAGCTTGCGGAACTTACGCATGACAGGAACATCAAGAGCGTATGGATGAAGCTCCACATAGCGCAAGTAGAACGTGATAAGCGCAAAGTGTTCATAGACCGATACCTACGGAACATGAGCCTAAACGAAACTGCGAAGGCAAACGGTACTACGAAAAAGACAATTTGCCAGATTTTGAAAAAATTTTAAAAAAACACTTGACAAGGTGACACCCTATGTGGTAAAAAGAGTATGATGGGTGAACTGTGAAGAATGGTTCGCTTTTATTTTTCCTAGCCGATATGACGTTATATGACGTTATGTTGGCTTTTTTAATGCGCAGAACGGAGGAACGGCATGAACAAACAGCATTTTCAGGACTTGGTAAAGGGTCAGTACGGAAGAAAAACTGCATACGTTGACTTTTCGGAAGTTACGCCCGGTAACGTTCTGAAAATTTTCAACGAGGGTGTCAGATGCCTTAATTGGAACCGTCCAGCTATCCGCTATCTGCATGACTACTACAAGGGTGACCAACCCGCCCTTTACCGTAACAAGACGGTTCGTGATGACATAAACAACCCGGTAGTAGAGAACCACGCTTTTGAGATCGTGGCATTCAAGAACGCACAGACTTACGGTGAGCCTGTTCAGTGCGTCAGCCTAAAGAATGACGATAAGACCAACAATGCGGTTGACAAACTGAATGACTATAACCGCATAGCAAACAAGATTATCGCAGACCTTGAATGCGGTGAGTGGACTTCTAAAGTTGGTACGGGCTATAAGGCGATACAGAGGACTAAAGCACCTTATTCAGCACCTTACAGGCTTGTAGCACCATCACCCATGAACACCGTGATAGTATATTCGTCAATTACCTATGAGCCGTTGCTTTCAATCCAACAGTTCAAGGACGAGGACGGAAATCAGTATTATCAGTGCTTCTCGAAGCATTTGGAATACATCTACAAGAACGGCAAGATTACAGCCGGGTCTATACACGCTTTCGGTGGCATACCGATAGTCGAATATCCTAACAATGCCGACAGGATCTCGGATGTTGAGTTAGTAATCACCATGCTTGATGCTATCAACGAGATACAGAGCAACCGTGTTGACAGTGTTGAGCAGTTCGTTCAGGCATACTTCAAGTTTTTGGATTGCGACGTTGACGAAGAAGTGTTTGCCAAAATGAAAATGAACGGAGCAATCGTTGTTAAGTCAAACAACGGTAGCCAGAGAGCCGATGTGAGCCTTATTCAGCAAGAACTGAATCAGGAGGGTACACAGGTTGCTAAAGACGATATGCTTGGCAACATCCAGAGCATACTTGCCATACCGAACCGTGAAGGCAACACAGGCGGTGATACGCAAGGTGCAGTTTCACTCCGAAACGGATGGGATTTTGCAAGGCAGAGAGCCAACCTGAAAGACCCTTACGTAGTCCGTGGTGACAGGGAGCTTAACAAAATCGCATTGAAGGTTATATCACAGGCGGTCAGCCCTAACCCTTGCGATATTGATGAAACGGCTTTTGATGTGCATATCGTACACAGCCCTACCGACAACTTGCTTGTCAAGTCAGAAGCTCTTGAAATACTGCTCCGAAGCGGCATACATCCGTTAGTTGCAATCCGAGTTACCGGGCTTTGGGCTGACCCCGAGAAGGTCTACACACAGAGCAAGCCTTATTTGGATGCCTTATGGAAAACCGTAGACCAGATGATTGAGCAGAACAACTTACAGGGCGAAGTTGAGAAGGCTAAACAGATTGTAGGTGGTCTGAATGGCAAGCAGAATACTTGATGAACTTAAAGCGATCAAGCAGGATGTTGATGAAACGACAATCCGAAAGTCGATAATAGATTTTTTTGACGAAATGGAAGTTGACGATGTAGCCCAAAGGACAGAGTTAGCTTTAAGTCTTGAAAAAATCTTCCGGGAAATGTTCTTCTTGGCATTAGCCGGAGAGCTTGCAAGGGAAGAACTGATAGATATGCTGATAACAAGCTACTCGATGGCAATCGTTGGGAGTGGTTACAGACCAAATTACAGCCACATTGAGCGTGTATGCGAGGATATAGTCGATAACACACTAAAAGGCTTGGAAACGCCCTATATGACTTCCACAGACAGGTCTATTACAATAGCCGAGACGGAAACAAATAATACGGCTAACAATGACGAGTACGAAGAAGCCAAAGAGAACGGAATGACCATGAAAACATGGGTTGCATTTCACGATAACAAAACAAGGGAAACGCATAGAGAAGTTGATGGTACAACGATACCGATAGACGATATGTTTCAAGTCGGTGCGGCAGAACTTATGTACCCATGTGACGAGACTAACGGATATGACAATCCCGAAGAATTGGTCAACTGTCGATGCCGAACAATTTACAGTTGATAAAACAAAGAGTTACCTAAACGGTGGCTCTTTTTTTATACATAAAATTGCAAAGCTGTGAGCGTAAATCAGCAACTACGAAGTGCAGAGAAGCACGTTAAAAAATCGGTAGTAGGAAGGTTAATAGCATGACTAGGGAACAGAGCAAACAGTTTCTTACAAGTCTTGGCATTGAGAACGTGACGGAAGAAATGATAACCAATCATTTGAATCAGATTAACAGTGCCATCAAGTCGGAACGTGACAGAGCCGACAAATTCAAACTTGAAGCTGACCGTGTAGGTGAACTTCAAAAGCAACTCGATGAGATCAACTCCAAAGGGCTTAGTGACGTAGAAAAGGCTAATAAGGCAACGGAACAGGCAAATGCCAAAATTGCTGAATTAGAGCGGTCACTGAAAAAGATGCAGACACAGAAGGAGTTGGCAGAACTCAACATTGTCGGTGAAGAAGCTGAAAGCTTGTTCGCTGAAGATGGAAGTCTTAACTTCCAGACTTTAGGTCAGATATTGACCAACAGAGAAAAAGCGGCCGCCACAGCCAAAGAGAAAGAACTTGCGGGAAACGCAGGCAATCCCGGAGGACAGGGCGGCAGTACACCACCTGAAAAGACGGATGATGTAAAGTTTGCCGAAGGCTATGCAAAGCGTATGGCTGAAAGCGATAAAGCAACATCTGACGCATTAGCGTCATACCTAAAATAATCGAAAGAGAGGAAAAAGATTATGATTTTTAACTCAAACGCAGTTGAAATGACCAAAGAAATTCTGAAAAGAAAACTTGGCGCAGAGTATATGATTCCTGTGACCATAGCATCTACAGAATTTGCGTACACAGACGTAATCAAGGCAGGAACGCCTATAGCAGCTGATGGTACTGTTGCAGAAGATACCGTTATTGACGAGTACACCTCTGTAAGCAACGCAGTAGGCATCCTTCTTAACGATGTTTACGTTACCAACCCCAACGGTTCTCTTATCAAGGCATTTGCAGTTGTTAATACTGCTAACTGTCCTGTTGTCAGCACCGTTAGCGTTATCACTGACGCTGTTAAGGCGGCTCTGCCCCTTATCGTTTTTGAATAATTGAGAAAGAGAGGACAAAAGAATGAGACTTAGAGACGCTTATTCAGCAAAAGCTATTGCGATAGCACATACCGAAGCTGCAAGCAATAAGATTCCCTATCTGGGAAGTATTCTTTTCCCGGCTAAGAAGAAGATGGGTCTTGATTTAAAGTGGATTAAGACTTCAAAGGGTCTGCCTGTATCTCTTATGCCTAGTGCATTTGATACCGTTTCGACCATCAGAAGCCGTGAAGGTATCAAGATTCAGGAAACCGAGATGGCTTTCTTCAAAGAGAGTATGCTTGTCAAGGAAGTTGATGAGCAGGAAATCCTTCGTGTAAAGGAATCTAGCGATCCTTACGCACAGGAAGTTCTTGACCGCATCTTTGACGATGCAAACACCCTTGTTGACGGTGCAAGAGTTGTTCCCGAGAGAATGATTATGCAGTTGCTCAACCCTACAAACGGACATCCTTCAATCAGCATTTCTGCTGATGGTGCTACATACGCTTACAACTATGACCCCGATGGTTCATACGCAAGCAACAACTATGAAGCACTTACTTCACACGCTTGTTGGAATGACCTTACTGCTGATTCCACAGCAGACCCCTTAAAGGATATTCAGGACGCACAGGATGCAGTTGAAGCAAAGACAGGCACCAGACCTTCAATCGCTATCATGTCTAGGGAAACCTTTAACTATGTAAAGGCTAACCCGAAGGTAAAGAACTACATCCTTGCACAGAACCTTACTGCAAACGTAATGATTACTGACGCAAAGGTTAAGGAGCTTTTCCTTACCGAGCTTGGCGTTACAATCATCGTTTATACAAAGCAGTTCAAGACCGAAGCAGGACTTGCTTCACAGTTCTTTGCAGATGGATTCTGCGCACTCATCCCGGAAGGTTCCCTTGGAAATACTTGGTTTGGAACTACTCCTGACGAGAGAACACTTATGGCTGACCCTAACTACGATACCGCACTTGTTGACACAGGTATTGCAGTTACCGTTACAACCACAAGCGACCCCGTTCATACAAAGACCACCGTTTCCGAGATCGTTCTCCCTTCATTCGAGAGAATGGATGAGACATACGTAATCAAGGCTTACACTAAATAATGCCGGAAAGGAGTGTAGTCATGGCAAAATATGAATACACTGTGAAGTACAACGGCAGAAAGTATTACCCCGGTGAAGAAGTTCCGATTGACGAGGATAAATCCGAGACAGTGGCGGTTGCTGAAACAGTGACCGCTGCTGAAACGGTCAAAGAGGAGCTCCCGGAGGTTAAGCCTGAAAAGAAAAGTAAAGGCAAGAAACCTAAAGCATAAAATTTATGCAAGGAGGCTGACGGATGGTTGACATTAGCAATTTACAGACCGAGATAACCACCTTGTTAGCAACGGAAATGAAGAATGACCCTAACTTCAATATCGACTTGCTTAACGTTAAAGTCGGACTTGCGATAAGGGATGTTATGGGAAAGCGTGAATATGGCAACAGCCATTACACGGATGCGAAAATCCTTGAAGAACTTTCAACAAGGTATTTCACAATCATAACAAACCTTGCAAGGTATGACTATAACCAAGCCGGGGCAGAAGGCCAGAAGAATCATTCGGAAAATTCCGTATCAAGGACTTGGTATGACAGAAACAGATTTTTGAGTGATGTTCACGCATTCGTCAAAATCTTTTAGGGGGTGATGACCGATGCCTGATATTACAATTACACTTGCTACGCTGATATCGGTTGTTTCTGTTTCGTTTGCGGTTTTCTTCGGGATAAAGTCTAAAAAA